ATGCTGATTAAACAAGTAACAAGCATAACGATCGTCAGTTATCTGCGTTGTCTTATTGAACATCTCTTTCACAAACGTTTGACGTTCTGCGTTCTTATGATGCTCCATTGTTAGTTCTTTTAAGTTACTCATTCTGCTTCTACCTTTAGTACTAGCGGAAAGCCACTATTGCGACTTGCGTTTGTTGCTTCTACACCTTTTTGTTCTGCTATTTCAAACAAGTACGTGCCAACAACAGCAGATCCTTCATGATGGATCTTCATAGTAATTGCTTCTGCGTCAGATTCGCTGTGTCTAAATATTTCTTTAAGTACGCCCATAACCCATTCTATAGGAGTAACGTCATCGTTTAACATAATAACATTATACTTACCAGGTTCTTTTACTTCTCGTTTTATCTTTTCATCAATTACAACATCGATATCTAATTCTGTGCTCATTTAGCATCTCCTATTATAGGGTGGGGAGATATTTCACTCCCCCGTTTTAGTTACTCGCCTACAGTATTGATAGCGATTTTCTTTGGCTTTAATGCATCTGGAATGTTGCGTACTAAATGAACATTTAGCATACCTAATTCTAGTGTTGCATCGTCTACTTCAACGTGATCAGCTAATGTAAACTCTCTTCTGAAGTTGCGTCCGCCAATACCTTTGTGCAGGTAGTTAACTGATTCATCTCCTTTTGGAGCCGTACCTTCAATCTTTAATTGATTACCATCTGTAGTAATATCAAGATTGTCCATACCAAAGCCAGCAACAGCGACTGAGATCATATACTCATCATCGTTTATTTGTGCAATGTTGTATGGGGGATATCCGTTTCCGTTTGGACTATTTGCAAAGCCTCTTTCGAGTTCATTAAATAGTCTGTCAAAGCCAATAGTAGCTTTGTGGAAGTGTGGTAGATTTATTGTGTCAATTCTTGTCATTTTGTTTTCTCCTTTAAAAAAGCAAGATTATAGTTATGTGACCCTAACGGCATCACATAACTATTTATCATCGGAATATTACATCATTCCCATGTTAGGTTTAGCTGTGCTGTCTTTTGCCGGAACGTCTGTAATAGCACAATCCGAAGTTAGTAGTAGACTTGCTACACTAGCTGCATTAAGTAATGCAGTTTTAGTTACTAGAGTTGGATCAATAATACCTAATTCGATCATATCACCATAGGTAGCATTTGCCGCATTATAACCGTAGTTACCAGTGCCTGCTAAAATATTGCTTACTACAACATCTGCACTGTCGCCAGCATTTGTAGTAATTTGACGTAGAGGGGATTCAATTGCAGCTAGTACAATATCAATGCCTGCGTTTTGATCTGCATTGTCACCTATGATATTACCTGCATTTTGTTTAGCACGTAATAGTGCAACGCCGCCTCCGGCTACAATGCCATCTTTAACAGCAGCACGAGTAGCATGTAATGCATCGTCAACACGATCTTTCTTTTCTTTCATTTGTAGTTCAGTGGCTGCTCCAACTTTAATTAGTGCAACGCCGCCGTCTAGTTTTGCGAGGCGCTCTTGTAGCTTGTCAGTTTCGTATGCATTTTCACTAGCTTCAATCATAGCGTTAATAGTAGCAATACGTTCTGTAATTGCTTCCTTAGTGCCTTCGCCGCCAACAATAATAGTATTGTCTTTAGATACTTCAATTCGAGTGGCACTACCTAAATGATCACCATTTACTTTTTCAACTGTAAGTCCAGCAGTCTCTGAAATAACTGTTGCGCCTGTTAGTATTGCAATATCTTGTAGCATGTCCTTGCGCATCTCGCCAAAGCCAGGAGCCTTAACTGCTACTGCTTTTACTGCGCCACGGGCGTTGTTTACTACTAATGTTGCAAGAGCCTCGCCTTCAATGTCATCTGCAATGATAAGGATTGGCTTGCCTGCATTTGCTACTGATTCAAGTACTGGAACTAGTTCGCGGATGTTTGCAATTTTCTTTTCTACAATTAAAACATACGGATTTTCGAACTCTGACACTTGACGTTCTTGATCGTTAATAAAGTACGGACTAAGATAGCCGCGTTCAAACTGCATGCCTTCAACAACATCTAGTTCATCATGTAGGCCGGAACCTGACTCTACTGTAATAACGCCATTCTTGCCAACACGTTCCATTGCATCAGCAATGATGTTACCAATAGTAGTATCACTGTTTGCAGAGATAGAACCTACTTGTGCAATTTCTTGCTGTGTTGCGCATGGTTGTGAAAGAGCGTCAAGCTCTTGTACAATAGCTGTTACTGCTTTGTCAATGCCGCGTTTAATATCCATCGGATTCATACCAGCAGTTACGTACTTCATACCTTCTGTAACGATGCCTTGTGCTAGTACTGTTGCTGTTGTAGTTCCGTCACCAGCATCATCTGCTGTGCGACTTGCTACGCCTTTGACCATCTGTGCGCCCATGTTTTCTAGAGCATCTTCAAGTTCAATTTCTTTTGCTACACTAACACCATCCTTAGTAATTACAGGACCGCCATAGGCTTTTTGAATTACTACGTTACGTCCTTTAGGACCTAATGTTACTCGTACTGCATTTGCAAGTACGTTGACACCTGCTACTAATTTAGTTCGACCGTCTGCACCGAACGTTACATTTTTTGCTGTCATTATATTTTTCCTTATTCTACAATGGCTATGATTTGATCTTCGATTAGAACTACATGCTCTACATCATCGACTCTAACTGTGTGTCCTGTACCTTTAGAATACAGTACTGTATTGCCTACAAATACTTCCAATGGAACAATAGTTCCGTCTTCAGTAACACGGCCCGAACCTGCACTTATTACTGTGCCTTTAACTGGTCCATCTTCTGCATTGTCTGGAATAAAAAGTCCGCCTGAAGTTTTAGTTTCTCCGTCGGCTGGTAGGACTAGTATCCTATCTCGTATTGTCTTTACTGTCATCTTATGTCTCCTTTAAAGCAAGATTTATTTTGGAACCCTTCCGGCATTCCGATTTATTTATTAGCGTACACTGCATTAAATTGCTGTGTACAACGAACAAAGGTTGTGCATTTGCTAAGTTGCTTTAAGCTATTGGCGCCTGCGTAAGTACAAGTTGATCGAATACCTCCGAGCAAATCTTGTATTGTTGTTGATACTGCGCCGCGATACGGAACAAGTACTTCGCGACCTTCGCTTGACCGATAATCTTTTAATCCGCCAAAGTGCTTTGTGTTTGCTGCATCGCTACTCATACCATAGAATTTTACATACCGCTTCATGTCAATTGCGTCTTCCCAGCGAACAGTTTCTATACCTTCTAGGGTACTTACTACTTTACGCCATTCGCCTGTTTTGTAAAACTTTTCAATTACTTCGCCACCGCCTTCATTGTGTCCGGCTAACATGCCACCAAGCATAACGAAGTCAGCACCGGCAGCAAAGGCTTTAGCCACGTCACCAGGGCAAGTACAGCCGCCATCAGCAATAATATGTCCACCCAAACCATGAGCGGCGTCAGCGCACTCGATGACCGCACTAAGCTGCGGATATCCCACACCAGTTTGTATACGAGTAGTACACACGCTGCCAGGCCCAATCCCAACTTTAATAATATCAGCTCCATTTAAGATTAACTCCTCTGTCATCTCACCAGTAACTACGTTGCCAGCAATGATTACAATGTGTGGAAATGCATTGCGCACCTTCTTAACGTGTTGTGCAAAGTGTTCTGAATAACCATTTGCAATGTCCATACATACGTATTTTAAGTTGCCATCGGCACATGCAATTACTGACTGTAATTTACACCAGTCATCGTCGCTAGTACCAATGCTCATTGCAACATGATTAGTGCGTAGATAGTCATCAGTATTAAAGAACTCTATAAGTTCATTAGCGTTATACGTTTTAACTAAACAAGTAAAGATATTTTGTTTAGCAAGTGTATCTGCCATTTCAAACGTACCAACACCATCCATATTACTTGCCATAATAGGAATGCCAGTACAATGTACATCATCTATGTTTTCAGGAAAGTTTGGTTCGTAGTTACGAAATGTAAAACTACGTTGTACATCTACTTCTTTACGTGACTTTAGTGTGCTACGTTTAGGACGTATAAGTACGTCCTTGTAGTCTAACTTAACATCAGTTTCGAGTCGCATTAGTTTTACCTTTTAAAATAAACGGGTAGGGTGCATGTTGTCTTTTTCTTGCTTCTTCAACCAACGAGAACGTCCGGCTTTCTTAGCTAATCTACGCTTTTCACTTGGCTTTTCAAAATGCTCTCTGCGGCGCAATTCTTGTAAAATTCCGTCTTCTTGTACTTTCTTTTTAAACTTGCGTAATGCAAATGCAAAGTCTCCGGAACGTACCTCTACAGTCAAACCGGTTTTTCGATTATCATTTTTGTTATTGTTGTACTGTCTCAACTTCGTCGTCTCCTATATTGGACATAAAATCTAAGTTATACACTTTGTTATTACTTAAACTATTATACACTGAATCCTGGCCATTTGTCAACCAGTAAGTTTTAGTTTTTGCTATCATATATCCCAAAAGGTCTTTAGCCCACGGTGCTGTATTATCTACATCAACTATAGTAAGTTCGGACATTTTGAATATATTGAGTAACCAATCAACATCCTTTTTAGTATAGTTGGCTTGGTCAAAGTAATAAACATTGACATCCATCTTAGTACTACTTAGGAATGTATCTTGTAGTTCTTCTTGCAGGGGCTTGCTAGGGTATACTAACAACATGGTATAAGCATCGTTGAATAGTATATCCGGCGGGGTAATTATGTTGATCTTGTTCAATTAAAACCTATTTTTTAGATAGTTTGTTAAACAGTGTGCTTTCACTCTGCTCTGCATTTTGTTGATAACCTTCGCTTGTATTGTAGTTATCAGCTTGTACAGGTGTCTCCCACGGAAGTGAATCTATTTCACCTTTTGAAAATGCATCTTTCCATGCTTCTCTTGATACTTCAGGGTTTGCTACTTCCCAATCTGCACGGGCAGTAACAAATGCATCGTCTTGCTCTTTAAGTTCATATTCTGCGTCCAGGACCAATTCGGCCGGTGATTTTAACTTTTTTTTTGGTTCTTCTTTTAGTTCTTCCGGATAAAACATTCTGTTTGCAGTATCAGGGATGTCCTTAGGAGGTAGCATGTCAGCATTTAAATTTATTACGGGTGTCGCTAAGACTTGTTTCTCTAGCGTTGCAATGTCTCCGAAATCATCAGCAAACACTTCTGGATTGGCCTCAGCTTCTGCGTTTGCTTTTTCGACCCACTCGTTCCAGTTCTCTAAGTCATCTATTCCGTAGTCTTGTTCTGTTGATTCCACTCTTCCGGCATCGTCTCTTCCG